CACCGATAGGAACAACAGAAGAAGATGCCGATTCCAACTCCTAACGATACCGAAACACAAGAGCAATTCATTGACCGTTGTATGATTGATGAAACAATGGTTGCTGAATATGATGAAGACCAAAGGTTGGCTATTTGCATTGCACAAATAGAAGAAGAAAGAGCAATAGATGATATTGATTTCACCCCAACTCAAGCAATGATTGACAATGCAAAACAAGGTTTAGATTGGAGAGAAGAATTTGAAAGAGGCGGAACGGATGTAGGAGTAGGAACAGCAAATGCTATTATAGATAAAAAGATTACTGCTGATAGAACAAAAAGAATATTCAGCTATTTAAGCAGACACGAGGTTGATAAGGATGCAGAAGGCTTCAATTATGGAGAAGATGGTTTCCCGTCTGCTGGTCGCATCGCTTGGGAATTGTGGGGAGGAGATGAAGCATTTACTTGGAGTGCTGACAAAGTAAAAGAAATTAAAGAAATGGAAGAAAACAAATTGGAGAACGCTCCACAGGAAATGAGAACTAATCCTGACAAAGAGATTAGAACTTTCAATGTAGAAAATTTAGAACTTCGCCAAGAGGGTGAGGACAATGTTGTTGTCGGATACGGAAGCGTGTTCAATACACTATCAAACGAGCTAGGTGGATTCAGAGAGATTATTGCAGAAGGTGCTTTTGATGGTCGCTTGGAGGATGATGTTCGTTTCTTAATCAATCACGATGGACTTCCTTTAGCTAGAACAACAAACGGAACGCTTCGTTTATCTACTGATGAAAGAGGTTTGAAATATGAAGCAAAGGTTGCAAACACTTCTTTAGGTCGTGATTTAATAGAGCTAATGAGAAACGGAACAATCAATCAGAGTTCTTTTGCTTTCGTTGTTGAGGATGATTCTTGGGAGGTTAGAGAGGGTGTGAATATCAGAACAATAAACAAAGTTTCTCGTTTGTACGATGTAAGTGCTGTCACCTATCCAGCTTATGAAGAAGCATCTGTTGCACTACGTTCTATGGAAGAGTGGAAAAAAACAGAAGATGAAAAGGTTATGAAAGAGAACCTTGAAAAAGAGAAGGAAGAGAGGTCGAAAGAAGAAATGGATTTAACTAAACGCTCTCTCGCTGAGTTGCGTTTGTCAATCATAAATAAAAAGTAATTAATTTTTAAACTGAAAAAAAGATGAAAACATCTAAATTCTACACAGAGGAGAGAGCTTCAGTTGTTGAAAATATGGAAGCAATCGTGGACTCAGCGAAAGTTGAAGGTCGTGAGCTTACAGAAGGTGAAACAACAGAGTTTGATTCTCTAAATGAAAAAGCTAACTCTTTAGAGGGTATGGCTAAACGTGCTGCTTCATTTGAAGCATTACAAGCAAACAAAGCTGCTAAATCAGAGCCAGTAATGGAAACTGAGTCACCAAAAGAAATTCGTGATTATTCTTTCCAAGAAGCTATAAAAGCTGCTCACTCTGGAAATATGACTGGATTAGTAAAGGAAATGCACGAAGAAGCATTAAATGAAGCTCGTTATAGTGGACAATCTTACAGAGGTCTTGCTATTCCTTCTTCTGTTCTTGAATACAGAGCGCAAGTTGGAACTGATGCTGGTAATGCTACTGAGTTTGTTTCTTGGACTGACCAATTACAAAACAATTTAGTGTTAATGAGTGCAGGTGCTAACTTTTACTCTGGTGTTGATAACCAAAAATTTGGTGTATTTAGTGCTATTAACTCTGGTTGGGTTGATGAAGCTGGAACTGCTGGAGCGCCAACTGCTGCTGGAACTGCTGGAAATGTAACTTTGACTCCTAAAAAATGTATATCTATTGTTAATGTTTCTGCTGAAGCAATGACTCAGAATGCTGGAATCGAAGCAGCACTTCGTAGAAATATGGCTGCTTCTGTTGCTGCTTCTTTAGAATCTGCGTTATTGGGTGCTGCTGATGTAACTAACGCTCCAACATCTATTTTCTTAGATGCTGCAACTCAAGCTGTTGCTGGTGCTGCTCCTACTGCTGCTGAGCTTTTAAATATGGAAGCTACATTACTTGCTAATGGTGTTCAATTAGAAGGCGCAAGAATGGCTTGGTTACTAGACCCTGCTGCACTTGCTGAATCTAAGGTTTTAGCTCAAGTATCTTCTGTTTCTCCTATCTATGATAACAGAGACAAGACTCTTGCTGGGTACTTTGCTTTCACTTCTGCTTCTGTTGGTAACGGAAACGCTGGTTCAGATTATTTATTAGGTGACTTCTCAAAAGTTCACATCGCTCAATTTGGTGGTTTGGATATTTTGGTTGACCCTTACACAGATGCTGGAATCGGTCAAACTAGAATGATTGTAACTTCTCTAGTTGATGGAGATGCTGTTCAAAATGACACTGCTTTCGTTAAGATTGCAAATGCATAATTGATTTAAATACTGGAGGAGGGTTTCGGCTCTCCTCCATTTTTACCAACAAAAGACATGATAACAAACACAGATTTAGGTATTTCGGTTACGACAGGGTATGGAAAGTTGAGGTTGAAAACAGCCCCAACATTAACTCCAGTATCTGTTGCAGAAGCAAAAACACATTTAAGAATTGACAGCTCGTTTACTGCTGATGATACTTACATTGAAACGCTTATCAGCGTGGCAACTTCTGCTGCTGAAAATTACACAAATCTGGCTTTAATGGAGCAGTCTTGGTATTTAGATATAGATGCTTTTCCAGATTATTTCAATCTATTGAAGGGAACTTTAAGACAGTTGACAGTAAACTCAATCACTTACTCTGATGCTGACAATGCTTCTCAAACTCTAGCTGCTGCTAACTATTTTGGAGATGGTAGTATAAAACCAGCAAGAATATACTTTGCTCCTGATGCAACTATTCCAAGCACTTACGACAAACCAAATGCAGTAGTTGTAGATTTTACTCTTGGTTTTGGAGGGGCTTCTCAAGTTCCAGCACCAATCAAACAAGCTATACTTTTGATGATTGGAACTTACTATGAAACAAGACAAACTGTAAGTGATAGAACTTACAAAGAGATTCCTCAATCGGCAGAATTTTTATTGATGCCTTATAGAGTGCAAGGATAATGAATATTGGGAAACTAGATAGGTTAGTAGTAATAAAACAAGCTACATTTACACAAGACGGGTTTGGTGAAAATATTGCAAGTAACTCAACTCTTGCAACTGTTTGGGCTAGGTTTGAATTTGAAAAGGGGAAAGCTGGATATGAAGCAGACACATTTATCGGAACAGCTCCAGCAAAGATGACAATTCGTTATCGTTCAGACATACAAATTTCTCCTAAGCACTACATTGAATACAACTCAAAAGATTGGTTTATCCGTTCTGTTGAGGAGATAGGAAGGAAAGAAGGATTGATATTAAGAGTAGAAGAAAAAACGACTGACTAATGATTACGCTTGAAGTTGACGAAAAAGAATTGCGCCAAATCCAAAAGGACTTGGATAAACTTCTTCCATTTGATAGAGGTACAAAGACTATTGTGCGCCAAGCAATGAGAAAAGCATTGAAACCAGCAGTCAAAAAATTAAAAGGTTTCTACAAAGAACACAAAGACTCTGGAGATTTATATAAGTCAATCGGAGCTTTTAATATTAGAACAGCAAAAAGCAAACCGCCAATTGTTGGGGTTGGTCCGAGAAAAACATCCAAAGGAAAACAAAACAGTAAACTTCCTACTGGATATATGTATTACATTGAATATGGAAAAGACGGAGAAGGTGGTGAAAGATATATGGACAAAACTGTGAAAGCAGTTGGACAAGAGGTTGCAAACTCAATCCTTCCAAGTTTGAGAAGTATTATTGACAAAAGGTTTAAAAAGAAAGGATTGTAATGGATTTAGGAAAGGCAATAAATTCTATATTAAGAAACACTGCTGGAGTTTCCAATTATGTTGGTTCAAGGATATTTCCACAAAAGATTCCTTTTGGAGAAACTATTCCAGCCATTACTTATTTTATAATTGACACCACTCCAAACAATACAAAGAACGGTGTTTCAACATACGATTATATTCGTTGCCAGATTACTGCTTTTGGCACTACTTACGCTCAAGCTCAAGATTTATCGACTGAGGTTCGTGCGGCTTTAGATTACAAAAGCCAAACAGTAGAAGGAGTGCAAATAGATAAGTGTTTCTTTGAAGATTCTAACGATGTTTACGATGATAAGTTTGGAGATGATGGAATCCACTATGTTGCAATGGATTTCAGATTTAACATTAATAGATAAGATATGAAAGTAAAAATTAAAAAAGACTGTGAATTTAGAGGTGTCGAATATAAAAAAGGCAAAGTTTACACAGTCGAGGGAAAAGCATACCGAGTTTTGAAAATATGGGATGCCATAGCAAAACCGACAAACGAATCTAAAGAGAAGGAAGTTCAAAAAGAAACAGCACCTTCCTTGGATGATAATTAATTATTAACTATTTAAGCTAAAAATTATGGCTATTTTTAATGGAACGGATTTAGTTTTGAAGGTCCAAGCTGCTCAAGGTGCTGCTGACGAATTCAAACTACTTCACTCAACAAGCTGCACATTGTCAATGAACGTGGACACGATTGACATAAGCACAAAAGACTCTGCTGGATTCAGAGATTTATTAGGAGGACAAAAATCATTTTCTCTGTCTGCTGATGGATTAATGGATTTCTTAGACACTGCTTCTACTACTGACCCAGAAGAGTTGTTTACTAATATGATGAACAGAACAGCAGTGACTTTCACTTTTGCTCTTGATGTTCAAGCTGGACACAAGTACACTGGAAGTGCTTTTATCACTTCTCTAGAGGTTACTGGTGGTGTGGAAGATGCACCTACTTATTCAGTAAGTTTAGAAGGAACGGGAGCAATCTTGAATCCTACTGTTTAATTTATTTCGTTGGTGGGGATGGGCTTCGGCTCTCCTCACTAACTTAACTTTAATACCAACGAAAAATGTTTGAAGTAGTAATACTTAACGGAAACGATTATCCGATTCGATTCGGAATGAACGCTCTTAGAATTTATTGTAAAAAAACAAACACAAGTTTGCAAGACCTTGACAAGTTAGGTCAAGACATATCTCTTGATGATGCGTGTCAGCTCATCCTTGCTGGATTGCAAGACGGAGCAAGAGTAGCTGGAAAGGATTTTGATTTGACAATTGAGCATATTGCAGATATTTTGGATGAAGATTTTGAAGCACTGCAAAAGTGTTTTGATATATTCGGAGAACAATTTTCAGCAAAATTCAAAGACGAGGGAAACGAAAAAGAGGTGAAGAAAACACCTCGAAACAAAAAATAGATTGGGATGACTTGGAAGCTATTGCTTATGGTTTTGGCTTACTTCCTAAAGAGTTTTGGAGCTTAACATTCCACGAGTTCTTTTTATTACAGAGAGGTCGAAATGAACAGCTCGAAATGACAGAGAGGTTTGAATGGGAAAGGACAAGATGGCTAGCTTGTTTAATTTTACAGCCACACAAAAAGAAAAATTCCAAGCTCAATCCGACTGATTTGGTGAGGTTTGAGTGGGAGAAAAAAGAGGAGAAACTAGAACTTGAACAACGAAAAAAGGCTGCGGAGTACGCAATAAAAAAATATAAAATAGAAATATAATGGCTGGAAAAAGACTCTCGGTTTCGTTAACATTAAACGATAAACAGTTCCAAAGTGGATTGAGAAAAGCAACTCGCTCAATGACTAAGTTTGGAAAGTCAATGCAGCGAACAGGTAAAACTCTTTCTACCTCTTTAACACTTCCTGTTTTAGCTTTTAGTGCTGCTTCTGTTAAGGCTTTTGATGAACAAATCAAAGCAGAAACAAAACTTAGAACAGCCTTAGGAGAAGATGAAAAAGCATTTGCAAGGCTTAAAAAACAAGCTCAAGAACTTCAAAAACTTACTTTATTTGGAGATGAAGCAACTATTGAAGCTGCTGCTTTTTTAGCTCAATTAGGACTAAACGAAAACGCAATTACAAAACTTCTTCCTCTAATTCAAGATTTTGCTACTGCTCAAAATATGCAGCTAGGAGATGCTGCTAAATTAGTTGCTAAGTCAGTAGGTTCAAGCACCAATGCACTTTCAAGATACGGAATAACAATTGAGGGAACAGTTGGAGAGACAGAAAGGCTTGATTCAGCAGTGAATGCTTTATCTACTGCTTTTGGTGGCACTGCTTCCGCAATAGCTACGCAAGGACTTGGACCATTTCAGCAACTTAAAAATGAGCTAGGAGATGTTTCTGAGGAATTTGGGAAACTAATCCTAGAAAACATTGAGCCACTCAAAACAGCTTTGCAAGGGTTAGCTTCAAATTTGAGAAGTTTAAGCACAGAACAAAAACAGACAATTATCAAAGTTGCTGGAATAACTGCTGTTGTTGGTCCTTTGCTGATTGTGTTAGGTAAACTTGTCACAGTGATTGCTTCGGTGGGAAAAGCATTGATATTTTTAGCTGCAAATCCTATGATTTTATTTGCCACTTCAATTGCAACTCTAGTCGGATTGCTAGGGTTTGCAATTTTAGACATGGGGGGTTTTATCAAAACAGCTCTTAATTTGGGGAAAATAGGTCGTTTGACTGCAAAGGCAATCATAATGT